GTCGAACGAATCTTCGCTAACGTAGCGGGTGTTAATGCGCCAGTAGCCCCAGCCCATCCGCACCGCGTAGTCGAATGCCGTATCGTAGGCCGTATCAGCGTTTGAGTTAACTTCGATGTGCCTGGTCATGCCTTCGATCACCTGGGCAATTTTGTAATCTGCCAGGTTGTTTACTGGCTGCACTTTGATCCTGGGGCGCTGCATACGCTGCTGGTTTGTCACCTGGCGGATATAGGCATCGATCTTGTTAATCGTCAGGCACGGGCGGGCTTCCAAGTTGCGCGAGCTCTGTATCTCCACGGGCCATTGGTCGCCAGCTGCAAACTTAATGTCTTGCAAAGCTTCGGCGCGGTTCATTGAATCCGCATCATTGACTAAATGCCAAAACTTGATGGCTTCCTGGATTCTTCCGTCTGGTGCTTCGTTTGTTTGTGCCATTGGTGTACCTCTTTAATTTATTATCCCATCCAACCAGCGACCATTGCAACCTGGGCCTTGGCCTTTTTCGGTGCTGGTTCTTTAATCATTAGCGCAATGTAGCGGAATGCGTCCGCCCCGTGGGAATAGTGATCATGTAACGGGCTTCGACTGAACTGGCCCGTAGCTGGGTCGACTTCATATCTGTAATGACGTAAGCAGTTAATCCCTTCGGCTGCATTCTCGCGGTCGAAGTAGCAGCTGGGGAATATCGTCCTGGCAGCGTTGATCGAGTCCAGGATTGGCACACGGGGCAATATCTGCGTCTTATATCCCGCAGCCCTAACTATGTCGTCAATGGACCGACCAGCTGCAGCCAGGGTTTTATTCTCCGCATCATGTGGCAGCCATACCTTGTCGTACACATACCCAAACGTTTGCATGGTCGCCAGGTAGTGGCTAATGGTCTTCTGGCTGTCTTCGATGTAGCGGATTAGCCTGGTTTCCATGCCCACAAACTGCAGAAACCAAATGGCGGTGCTGTCGGCCCATCCCAGGTCGAACACGGCATGAACTGGTTTGGTTGCGTCATACGGGACTTTAGTCAACCGTCCGTCCAGCTCCGCTTGCTGCAGCTCCTTGGCAAAGATAGCCCCATCGACTGATTGGCGGCATAGGCCTTCCCATACCTGGTTGTATGCTTCCAGGTCGCGGGCCTTTAATGCGTCTTTTTCCAGCAGCAGCGTATCGGGAAACCAGGGGTTATCGCTCCAGTTGATCTTGATCTGGATGCAGTCCTGGGGCGGGTTTAGCACAAAGCGCTGGTAAGTTTCGTCAGTCTCCAGCTCTGGGTTAAAGCTAATCCATATCTCGCTGCCCTGTTTGCGGATGGTAGGGATTAGGATGTTCCAAGATAGGCGGCTGGTTGTCTGGGCTTCTTCCACCCAGCAAATATCTACGCCTTCGTAACTCTTGATGTTTGCCACGTTGTTGCGTAGGCCGACAAAGGCAAACTCTGTCCCGTTCTTGCCGCGGATGCTGTTTTGGGTTATCTCATAAAACCCCAGCAGTCCAAGCGCTTCGATCTGGTCGCATAGCAGCTTGTGGACGCTGTCTTTAATAGATGTTTGGAATTCCCTGGCACAAAGGATTCGGATCGGGTCTTTAGCGCCTTTGATCAATAGCGCCCTGGCTATGCCCCAGCTCTTTGCTCCACCCCGTCCACCGTATGCGACTTTGTAGCGGCTTTTCTCAAACAAGCCCTTGAGCTTAATTGGGAATTCCGCTTTAGCTATCGCCTGGTTGACTATGTCATTCATTCGGCTTTACAAATGTGACCTGGATGCCTTGCAGCAGCGGTGCGCCGTTTTCCCCTGTGATCTCTGTCTTTGTGCTTTCCCGATACTTCTTGGGGAATCGTGCAGCCATTGACCTGGACCAGATCGAGCTGTTTAACTTCGATCCGTCTTTGTGTTCGATCATCATGTTTTGAGCTATGTTCTCCCACCAATCTAGCTCTAGCTCCTTCGCCTGGTCCAAGGCGCGCAGAAATTCTTCATGCTTGTCTTTCCAATCGAATAGCACCCTAGTAGAAACCCCTAGCTTTGCAGCTATTTGTTCAATGGATTTGCCTTGGCTGCCTAGCTCTATTACCTGGTCGCAATATGCGGGGTCATACAAGCTTGGGCGACCTACGGGGCGTTTAACTTCTTCTGTCATTTTTTAGCTGTCTTAGCGGATTGTTTGAATGCTGCAGCTGTGGGTGCGCCTTTTGTTCCAGGCTTACGCATACGCTCTACGGGCTTGCCTTCGGCTTTTTCCCGTTTGATGCGCTCTTGTTTAGCGTGGATGTTGGCATAGAGTCCAGGTTTAGCAGCCATATTAACAATTCCAGTTCTTTAATGATGCCTTGGCACGTTCTGCTGGCCCTTTGGCGTTCTTTACAACCCCTTCCATCCTGGCGCAAAAGCTGGCCTTGCGGCCTTCGTCTTTTTTGGTCTTTGGATTAGGTGCTGGCGGCTTTAAGTGGCTGCCGTTCTTGGCGTTGTATTCAGCTCTTCCCTTGGCAGTCATACCCGCGCCCTTGTCCGTTGGGTTGTAGGTCTTACCCTTCCCTGTGGTCTTGTGCGCTATGGGTTTGTCGTGCTTGGTCATTTCTTTTTCGCTGGTTTTTTGGCAGCTTCCCGTTTAACAGCGTAACCGATTGCCACCGCTTGTTTGGGCGGCTTGCCAGCTTCTATCTCTTTTTTGATATTAGCTTTCAGCGCTTTGGGTGTCATTGATTTGATCAGGGGCATCTTTGGCTTCCAGTTGGGTTAACCAGAATTGGCAGTCCTGGATCGCCCCGCCAATCGCCTGGAGAGTTGTCTCCATTTGACGGGCCTGGGCGGTTAGGCTTTCAATCCTGGCTTTTAGGGCTGCTTCGTTCATTACTGTGCGTGAATGATGGCAAAGTTCAACACTACAGCTTCAGATAAAGAACCGCCTGAGATATTACGTAGGACCACGGTTGCCGATCCAGCTGTTAGGGTTGAAGTAAATACGTTGTATGTTCCAGCTGTAGCGTTACCACCAGCCACGTTAAAAATAATAACGTCTTTAGCGGTAATCTTGTTGTTGGTCAAAGTGAACGCCACGTTAGTGGTTGCAGCCAGCGCTGCGTTGTTCATAGTGATTTGACCAGAGCTTGTGTTTAAAGTAACGCCTGTGGACTTGCTGGTATCCTGGGTAACAGTACCCTGGGCAGCTGCAGCGTAGCCGATTTCAGCTGTGGCATATACGGTAGAAAATTCTGGATCGTTATATGCGACACCAGTTGCAATTGAATTTGACATGATTTAGTCCTTAAAAGGGTTGGGTTTCGGGATTATGCTTCAACTACGGCACAAATGTCCGCTTCTTGAATTACCTGGTAGTCTTGGCCCGCCACGTTATGCGTAGGCCAATTCAAATAGTCACCGTTTCCGTATTTAACGAAATCGCCGACTTTTACTTCTGACACCATTGGGCCGATCGCCATGATCGTGCCTTCGTTAAATGGTTCTTTGTTGTTTACCACGATAATTTCGGATAGCGTCCGCACCTGGGGACGTACCACTACGCGGTCACGCAACGGCTGCAGCATCTTTTTTCCTTGTGTATTTGCGTTTGGGGGCTTCGGTGACCGTGTCTGTCATTATGTCGTACACGGGCATTTGGACCAGGGCCATAGGCGCTAGAACGTGTTCGCCACACCAATCGTTTTCGTGTTTGTTAAGCATTTGTGGATAACGGCGGCAGCTTCCCATAATCTGGGCGTTCTTGAAGAACAAACAAGTTGAGCAGCTAGACACCGCGAGTTCCATCCATGTCTTCGCGCATAACTGCTTTGTTCAATCCAGCAGCCAGGCGTTCTGCAAAGCCTTTGTTTTCAGCTTCAAAGGCCCGAAGTTCCCGATGTTCAGCGGGCGTTAGTGCCCTTAGTTCCTCTGTAGATGGCATCGCTGATGCGCTCCGTTCCACCGATTCCGTGGGAACGTACTCTTTCGAGAGTCTCATATAACCTCCTTTTGACTTCATTTTCTTCTAATTTAGGTAACTTGTCAAGCTGGCTTGCCCTGGCGTTGCCCTTGCCCAACGAATTGTCCACAATTTGAATGTTTACACGGGGGTTTTTGGCGTATTTCTTCTGCAGCTCTTCGATTACCTGGCGCGAACCCATGTGGGTTTTTAAGTGTTCGCCAATCGGAACGGTCCGTCCTGATCCTTTGGTCTTTTCCATACGGTGCGCCCGTGCCAATGCGCCATGTTCCAGGGCTTCTGCTGGGTCGCGGTATGTGTAGATTATTCGGACCTTGCGTTTGGCTTCCAGGGCTTGTTTGATCTTCTTGTCGGCAGATTCAAACTTGTTCATGTTGGTGTCGTAGATCATTTCGGCTTTTGCAAGCGCGGGATCGACCGCTTCCAATATGTCCAGGGCCGTGGTCTTGCCCGCACCAGTTCCACCCGCGCTAAATACCACCGTGTTATCCATGCCCTTGGGGGTTGGCTGCGAAAGCTTGTCGGCATAAAGCTTCTTCATAAATTTGCTGGACGGTTCGTGAACGTCCGCGGACCTGGTCCGATCTTCTCGATACTGTGGCGACATTTCCCGCGCTACATCGGTGTTAATGATCCGACCGCTTTTTGATTCGGGATGTGCTGCGTACTCTTCGATCAGCTGTGGATATTGTGCTGCCAACCGCTGGAAATATTCCTGTTCGATTGGGTTTACTTGGGCTGGCGCTGTTGGCGGCACAAGCGCCGAAACCCTGTTCATGCCAGGGTCGGCTTGTTGTTGCCCCGCCGCCATCATTGCGGTTAGGGGATTAGCCATTATTGGCAGCTTTTACGGTCGTGCGAATAGCAAACGCCGCTAGAACGTCCGCCATCAAATTTTTTGTCCGCGCCGACCTTGTTGGTCATGGCGTTAGGAATGTTTTTCATTGCGCTGCCACGTTCGCCAGTTCCATCGCTAGCTTTAGCGTTGCCTGACATTGTGGCGCTTGTGCCGTAGCCTTTTGGTTCGTTCTTCATCATAT